AAGCTATGCAAATAAATCCACAGTTGCAACAAGATCCACAAGTGCAACAACAGATTTTAACAGTTACAACACAAATGGAGTCTAGAAAATCTAAATTAATTGCTGAAATGATGAGAGAATTTAGACAAGAAGAGCAAGAAATTATGGGTGCATTCGGAAATGACCCTATTGCGCAACTAAAAGCAAGAGAATTAGACCTAAGAGCGCTTAACGAAAGCATGAAACGTGAGCAAGATCAGGAAAAAATCAATTTAGACCGATCAAAACAGCTCATGGGTCAACAACAGTTTGATGAAAAGCTTGAACAGAACGAAGAATTAGCAAATTTACGAGCGAGTACATCATTAACAAAGCAAGCAATGTCTCAAACAGCTAAAATACAGAACGATTTGTTCAAAATGGC